AACTGGAGACCCTTTACACAAAGAAGAAGGGACTAGATCTTCAATGGGAGCAGGAGCATCTGAAAGAGGGTAGATATACTCTCGATATGGTTAAGATTGACAGAAAAGTCAGAGAAGTAATTAGCCAGATCAAACTTGCAGAAGCAGAAAAAGCTAATGCACAAAATAAAATAGATGATGCGGCTCCTCAAGTTTCTGTAGCTACTTAGTAAAAAGCTACATCGTTGAATAAATTCAATTCACATTGTAGGCTCTCTTGCACTCTACTAAAATGTAGTATATAGTTTTATCACTGTATAATAAATTAGAACATAGACGCATACAGTCGACGGCCTAGAGACTATGTTCTTTAAACTAGGAGGATACTATGGCTCAAACTACATTTTCAGGACCAGTAAAATCTTTAAGAGGATTTGTTACTGCAGGACCTGATTCGATTGTAAACATCACGGCAGAGACTACTTTAACTTTCGCTGCACACGCAGGAAAAGTTATAAAAGTAAATGATGCAGATGGTGCAATCACACTTCCAACAATCAAAGCAGATAGCAAAGGCGGTACAGCTGGCGACAATGACCCAAATGCAAATAATCATTTAGGTGCTGTTTACAAATTTTTTGTAGGCACAGATTCAACTGACTGTGATATTAAAACAGACGGAACTGACAAATTTGTTGGTCACGCAACTGTTGTTAATGTTGCAGACGGCACGAATAATACATTTGCACCAGCAGCATCTAACGATGTTATCAGCATGAACGGTGGAACTACAGGTGGAGATAAAGGTAGCACAATTACTATTACTGCACTTGAAGATAATGTATATTTAGTAGAAGCTGTGTTGATCGGTACAGGTACTGAAGCAACACCTTTTGCAGATAGTTAATAATTAAACTCGGAGCGCCTGGTGATGCAGGCGCTCTTTAAAAGGAGGACAAAAAAATGGCAGACACAGTATTAAATACAAAAGTATTTGACGGAGCAAAAAAACTTATCACTCACTACAACGTAGTTTCTGATAGTTCAGGAAGCACAACTAAAATAGTAGATGTTTCTACACTAGCATCTAACAACGGAAAGACTTGTAAAACTGTAAGATTAAATAAAGTTAGTTTTAATGTTTCAGTAACAGCACCAGTGGATGCAATTAGAATGCAATGGGACGCTGATACGGATGTAGTATTTCAAACTTTAGCAGGTGAAATGGAATATGATTATTCATCTTTTGGTGGGCTTAAAAACACTGAAGCGACGGGTTATACGGGTGATGTAAACGTTGTTTTACCAGCTTGTGCAAACGGAGATACAGGTACAATTGTTTGTGAATGGATTAAAGTTTACGAATCGTAGGAGTTTAAATGGCTAATACTACTTCGGGAACAACAACGTTCGACAAAACTTTTGCTATTGATGAAATAGTAGAAGATGCTTTTGAACGTATTGGGTTACAAAATGTTGCAGGTTATCAACTTAAATCTGCAAGAAGATCTCTTAATATTTTATTTCAAGAATGGGGAAACCGAGGTATTCATTATTGGGAAATAGACGAACTTGATTTAGATCTAATAGAGGGACAAGCGGAATATGATTTCTTTAGATCTAGTGATGATGGCACAAGTGCCACATCAAATCCAAACGGTGTATATGGAATATCCGATGTCCTTGAGGCACAATTAAGATCTAATAGAACACAGACAACACAATCAGATAGTCCAATGACTAAAGTAGATAGATCTACCTATGCAGGTTTTTCTAATAAATTATCAAAAGGAACACCTAATCAATATTGGGTAGAAAGATTTATTGATAAAGTAAGAGTGCATGTTTACCCAACACCTGACTCTTCTAATGCATCTAAAGACATGCATTTTTATTATATAAAAAGAATACAAGATGTTGGTGATTATACAAATGCAACAGATGTACCATTTAGATTTGTACCTTGTATGACAGCAGGTTTAGCGTTCTATCTTGCACAAAAGTTTCAACCACAATTAACTCAACAAATGAAATTGTATTATGAAGATGAATTAGCAAGAGCATTAGCAGAAGATGGCTCTGCTTCTAGCACATATATAACACCAAAAGCTTATTACCCAGGAGCATAATGGCAAAATACGCAACAGGAAAATATGCAAAAGCAATATCTGATAGATCAGGTATGGAATTTCCATACAGAGAAATGGTTAGAGAATGGAATGGTGCTTTTGTTCATGTATCTGAGTTTGAACCTAAACAACCACAATTAGAACCAAAACCCATGAATGGTGATTCTATATCTTTGCGTAATGTTAGACCAGATAGAATAGAACCATCGGTAGCAGCAATGTTAGGAAATAATCCTTTCTCAACTACAGCTTCATCTCAAACAATTACTGTTACTGAAAATAATCATGGAAGATCAAATGGTAGCACAGTTAGATTTAGAAATGTTCAAGGAAGTCCAGGTGGAGTGCCTTTTTCTACCTATGAAAATTCATCTGGATTTAGTATAACAGTCACAACAACAAATAAATATACTTTCAGTTTAGGAACAACAGCAAGTATAACAGAAGAAGGAGGAGGACCTACTGTGTCCGCAGGACCAGTAACTTTAGAGGCATGATTAATAAAATAAAAATTTTTTGGTATAGACTTTTAAGAAAACAAATGTGTTGGCAACACACTAGTTATACTATTAGTTGTTTAATTTGTAAGGAGATAAGAAGATAATGGCTGGATTAAGTGCATCAGGATTAAAAACTCAAATAAGAAGCTATACTGAAACTGACTCCAATGTTTTAACAGACGCTGTTTTAGAAAATATAATACTAAATGCACAATATAGAATATTTAGAGATGTTCCTATAGATGCAGATAGAAAACAACAACTAGGTAATTTAGTTGCAGGACAAGAATCAATTAATGCTCCAGCAGGAGCAGTATTTATTAGAGGTATACAGGTATATGATACTGCAGGATCAGAAACTACAGGAGCTAATAGATGGTTAGAGAAAAAAGATTATACATATTTGCAAGAATATCAAGATGTGACAGGCACATCAGCAGCCCAAGGTCAACCTAAATATTATGCTATGTTTGGTGGTGGTACTGGAGAATCAGACACAACATCTGGACGTATAGCTTTTGCTCCAGTTCCTAACACAACATATAGATTTAGAGTTCATTTTAATAAAATGCCCGATCTTTTAGAGGGTGATGGCACTAACTACATTAGTATGAATTTTCCAAATGGTCTATTATATTGCTGTTTATCAGAGGCATATGGATTTTTAAAAGGTCCAATAGATATGTTGACACTTTATGAAAATAAATATAAACAAGAGGTACAGAAGTTTGCTAACGAACAAGTTGGTAGAAGACGAAGAGATGACTATACAGATGGTGCTGTTCGTATACCAATAAAATCAGCAAACCCGTAGGAGATAAAATATGGCAATTACATCGGCGATATGTTCAAGTTTTAAACAAGAACTTTTACAAGGTAAACACAATTTTAGTTCATCTGGTGGACACACTTTTAAATTAGCTTTATTTACTAGCTCTGCATCTTTAGGTGCATCTACTACTGATTACTCAACTTCAAATGAAATTACAAACACATCAGGAACTGCTTACACTGCAGGTGGTGCAACTTTAACTAACACTGGAGTGGGTTTAACAAGTACAACTGCATTTACAGATTTTGGTGATGTAACATATACATCTGCATCTTTTACAGCAAACGGTGCAATGATTTATAACACTACGACAGCTGGTGGTTCTTCAACAACGGACGCAGTTGCTATCATAGCATTTGGTGGAGATAAAACAGCAAGTAACGGAACTTTTAAAATAGAGTTTCCTACGAACGACGCTACAGCAGCAATAATCAGATTAGCATAGGAGGTCGACCATGTCGACTACTTCAGGATGGGGCAGGTTTACCTGGGGTCAAGCGTATTGGAACGCAGATACAACTTTAAAAACAGGTTGGGGTGCACAAGCCTGGAGTGATGGTGAGTGGGGCGAACTTAAAGATGCCATAGCACTTCCTACAGGTTTATCTATTACAGCTAGTG